CTTATTACCGCCGTTACCGTTCGCTCGGCATCGTCTATTTCGGTCGACGTTTTGTATTGCTTGTATTTAAGTTCCATTTTTCCTTTCCCTCTTTGTCCTTTTTGACCTTTTTAGCCTTCTTGTTTTCCCTGCCGATCTCCATCTTGTTTTTGTATTGACCCAACATCAAAGATTGACCTCCTCGATAACCGCCGCGATTGTGCAGCGACAATTGACGTGCAATGGCGGATGGCCGACATCGGCAAAATCAAAAGTCAATCCGCCGCCTGGGAACTCGCTGCCCTTATCGAAATAATTCGCGTCAAGCTCAATTACCTTCCCATCCAGCTGCGGGCAATACTGGCACGTCCTGTCGTCGTTGGTCGAAAGCCAGATTTTCTTCTTAATCCACCTGCTTTGTTTATATCCTTCAACCGCTCCGGCGTTCCACGCCCAGAGCTTTTCCGTCCTTGCTATCCGCTCCGCATTAACAGACGCAAGGGCAGCGCCAACGTTCCTGATATTCTTGGCTATCTGCCTGATGGTATCGCCCCTCTCGATGCCTTCTGCTACCACGTCTCTTATCTTGTCCGACACGGTTCGATTGACCGATGAGATGACGGCTTTTTTCCTATTTTCCAGGGCCCGCACGGCCCGCTCCGTCGAGACCTGGAAGTCCATCTCCGGCCTTACCTGCTGCAATGCCTGGCGGCCGGCGACGTTGAAGGTCGCAGAAATATACGGGCTTATAACATCGCCAAGCTCCTTGTTCCAGGTCTCTACATCAAACCAGGCGTTTACATATTCATCAGCCGGTGACTTTAAGCCTTTGCTCTGCTCCGACCTTGCAGCTACATCCTCGACCAGCCTCAAGAAGTACCTGGCAAGGGCCGTTACAAATTCCGGCTCGACCAGGTTGGACGGATATACAAGGGGCGGCAGGTGCCTCTTGGCTCCCTTTGTCCTGCTCTTGCCTTGATTGTCGCCCTGCGTCGCTCCGCCGCTTGACGTAATAGGCATCAGGTTCATAGGCAGCAACGGGACATCGCCCCAGTCAACGGGGTCCTTGCCATCGATTGCCCGCTCCTGGTTGATGCTGGCATAGCCGGTCTCAAGGTGAGTCTTGAGCTCCTTTAACCGATATTCCCTGTCTTCTGGGACGGGATTGTCGAAAGAGACGAACAGGTTCTCCTGCCCGTACATAGGCAATAGCTTTTCATTCAATTTCTGCTCGAACTTGCGAAGCCTGGGCAGGACGGTATCCTTGAGGTAGCGATAATCGCCGGCCTCCGCATTAGCCCTATTGACATCGTCGGTTGTCAGCTTGGAGACGGGGACACCGAACACGGCTGCAATTTCGTTCATCGTAGCCTTGCGGCCCTGGAGGTAGGCCATCTCCTTCGGAGTAATGCTTACCTGCTTAATATCGGCGCCGCCGTACAGCCAAATCGGCTTGCCGGCGTTCTTAAATCCGCCGTATTTCTGTCGGAAATATCTTTCAACCCGCTTCTGCTCCGCCTCCGGCGGCTTGCGACTATCGGCCGGCAAGATGATAGCTATATCGGGCCGGCCCTGGTTGAGCATAAGGTGCGCCTCGTACTGGTTCATGTACTGCGAAAGGTCGGCCGCCGTTACGCAGGCCTGGAGAGGCCCCATACCGTAATAGCTGTTTTTCGGATTTACATACTTGAAATGTACAATTTCGTCCGGCTCGAAGCGCTCTTTCTCGGTCGAGGATATCGTGTATTCATAGGCCTCGATAAACGCCTGCTTGCTCGGGATTATCTTGATATTCTGTGGCATAAGCGGCCAGATTTCGACAGGCAAGCCGGATGGGTCACGCATTATCCACCAGTAAGCATTGCCGAAAAGCTCCTGGTGGAGGAAGGAGAGCTCGAAGAGGTCAAACTGGTTCATATTGCTGTTGACCCGCCGCAGGAGGTCGAGGACTGGATGTTCCAGCACCTCGACAATCTCCTGGCTCGTCCGTGCAAATCTCGATGTCGTGGGCGATTTCGCCAGGTAATCGGACTGCTCTTTGCTTACCGGCCGAGTCTCGAACAGGCTCTTGGCCCTGCCCTTGGGCTTGACGGCGTAAAGCCTTAACGGCACCTGGGCGCAATTGATGGCGTTGTAATGGGCACAGGCATAGACCCAGCCCCTGTATTTTTCGGCCAGCGCCTTGTAATCCTCGGCGACGGGTTGTTACGCCTTATTCTGCCTTTTACCCAGCTTATAAGTCCCATTTTATCTGCTTAAACAAAAAGCCCCGCCAAGACAAACGGTCAACCCTCGGACATACCTGCCCGATGTCGCCGCAAGCCTTGGCAGGGCTCCGCCTTTCGTAAGGTAGAAGCCGTTAGCCGTCGGCTCTAAAACGCTTCACTACTGTATCAACATCGGCCTGAACTATACGGCCCTGATGCACCTGAAAGCTGCAATGCAATGAGCCGTAGCCAAGCCTTTCAGCCTCTTCCTTCAATTTTACCCAGATTATATCTACATTGTCAAGTCCTTCTTCGCTTTTTTTTCGCTCAATATCGGTATAATGACACACAAACTCTTTAACAGCCGATATTTGCGACACAACATTTTTTCAGTCATCCAGGTCTCCTGCATTGATAAATTCAAGCTCCGGGTCGTAAGTCGCTTCGTCTTTTGCGACGTCCGTTTTTTCTCTCTCTGTCTCCATTTCCAGCTCTTTTTTGTCTTTATAGTCCGGACCAACAATAACGCCTGCACCTCTTAATCCCGTTACCTTCGTCACCGCATACCGCTCTGCGTCCATCAGGTGGTCTCTGAACTTGACCGGCTCCGGCAACGGGTTACCGTCCTTGTCGAGTTTCCACTTGTAGCCGCGCTTCTCTTTGATAAGGTTGGCGCTGTCGCTTGTAACGTGGACCGTCATCGCCCTGATGGTGTTGATGCCGTACCGGACGGAGTCCGGGCCCTTGATAGCGGGATGGACGTTATAGCCTGCATCGGCAATCTCGGCAATAGATTTGGGCTCCGCCGAGTCGGCAACTATCATATCGTTCTTGTCGGTAATTATCTTGGCCAGCCGCTCGATTATCTGGCGATTGGAGAGACCTGGTTCGTAAATGTGCTCACGCTCGTATATTTCGCTTTCGGATATGAACCGTATCTCGACGAGGGCGGTCGGGTTCGAGCTGTAACCGAAATCCAGTCCCCATGCCCGTTCGCTGTACCTTTCCGGCATCTCGTCTACGATGTCCCAGTTGGTATATATAATCTGCGTCGGCATCGCCCACTGGCCGAGTCGGTAAATCTTGTAATATTCCTCGTCCTGGTTGATAAGCTCGTCAAGCTGTCGGCGCTCCATCTCCGTCAAAAACGGGTTCATGTCGCAATTTGCCTGTATAACCATATCATCCGGCCCGGGCTGCTCTGTTCGCAGCCACAGCCACTCGTTGCCTATCGGGTCAATTGGATTGAAGGTCAAATACCGCTGGTTGATGACGCCGGGCGTGTGTTGCCTGCAAGATATGTTTAGTTGAAGAAATTCGCGCTCCGCAAACTCCGTTGCCTCCTCGAACCAGATATGGTTGACACCCTCGATGGATTTCTTCTTCGCCGCATCGTCAATTGAGTCGAAGTAAATCTTGTTGCCGTTGGGTGCGGTTATGATAAGCTCGGTGCGGTTAATATCGTAAGGGATATTGATATCGTTAAGTATCTTCTCAATAAGCCGCAGGCAGCTTGCACGCACCTCCGGGCGGGTCTTGCGGACAACTAGTATGCCGATGTCCCTTTGCTTCAAAAGCTTCTCAATAATCAAATGCTGGGCCACCGTCCAGCTCTTGCCGCTCGATGCGCCGCCGTAAACAAAGTTAAAGCGCTTCGTGCTGTTCTTGAGCGCCAGGTAAAGCCTTTTGTTGACTCTCAACCTGGCGGGGTTGATTATCCTCTCCATCGACTACTGCACTCCCTTGCTCGGTTGGTACGCTGCCGGCATCAACATAAGTTATCTCAATCTGATGGACGGGCCGACTGTCCGGGCCGCCCTCAAGGAATTGCTCAAGCCTTATAAGCCTGTCAAGGTCGGCATAGGTGCTGGCCGTCTTGTCCTCGCCGGATTTGATTTTCTCGTAGAGGCGATTCTTGGCGAAACGGACAATCTCCAGGTTCTCTTTCAACCGCTTGACAACCTTGTCTTCCTCGCGCTTGAGTGCCTTCCTCTTAAGCTCGGCAAGGCGCTTGTCCCACTTGTCAATCTCCTTGTACTTCTTGGCCGTGAGCCAGTGGACATTACAAAGCTTCTTCACACCGTCTATAGTCTCTGTCTGGCAGTAAGCCAGAAACATTTCGAGTCTTTTTTTGGAAGATAAAGCTCCAGGCATAGTATTTAATCTCTTAACTTATTCTCTTTATATGTATATTAAGTACATCAAGTATATTATATATAATAATAATTATACTATACATAGGTGCCTATTTTTTTAATTTCTCCCTTCTGGTAAGTTTTATACCATTCTACGGGGCAACCGAATAGACGTTTAGCGGTTTCATCTACGAGTTTGCAAAATTTCTTGTTTGGGAATGCCTGTCCGAAACCTCGTTTGTACATTTCCGAGTCTACAAATTCATCTTCCAAGTGCAGGTAGACATTGAAAGACAAGCTGAAAGAAACTTTCCGTCGCATATTGCTTAAATCAACGGATACTTCAGAAGAAGGAGGATGAGAAGTATTTTTGGGCTGCTCCACCATCTCGTATTGGTGGTCAACAACTCTGATTTTAATCAGCTTTGATTTCTTGCTTATAGTGTCTTCAAAATCCTTGATAGCTTTTGTAAATTTTTCTGGCGTCATCATTATTAGGCCTCCATTTTTTCCCAGTTATCAATTGCTTGTTTTGTGCACTCCAATATTTTTTCTGTCCATTCTACCGTAATATTAGGGATAATATCAGAGATAAATATAGATGTTATTCTGTTTTTCTTCTGAGGCCCTATAGTTGCAAACCTTGCGATTTTTTTATCGCTTTTTGTCCAATAATTTACGATTCTTGCATTCGATAATTTAGTTTTGTGCCCGCTTATTTCGGTTAAGGTGCCATAATAAATGTGGCGTTCATTTAACCCAGATACAACGATAACTTTTTTCCCAATCCATTCATTCATTGTTCAGCCTCCTTATTGCGTTCCTGCTTGTTAGTAGCAACTCTAATAATCACATTTCTGGCATAGCCATCTACCGCTTGATGTATAGATATAATAATCGAGCTTGTCGCATCTTTCGCATCGGTAAACGCGGCAACTGCCGGACGCTTGTTTTTTTATACAAGACTCTTTATATCTCTTTTTTAAGTTCTCACATCCTGTTTTCATACATCAGGAACTCCAGGAAGGAAAGCAACTTGTAAGCGTCAAAGTAGATTTCCACCAACTCTTTTTCCGTCGTTATTATGTGTACCGGTACCTTCCTGCAAACAGC